ATTGCTGGTACTAATTCCAGATTTGTACTACATCAAGCTAGTAGCACTACACCTGGTATGGTTATCGCAAGAAACTCTGTTCCAGCAGCTGCAAATGTACCTGGTTTTGATATGTTAGGGGGTTCTAGTTTTGCCTCTATAACTGCTAGTAATGCTTTTGTTGAGATTGCAACAGACTTTAATCTTGGAACTGGTGCCGATAGTTCTAATTCAACATTAGGTGGTATTTCAGGTAGAAACTTGGGTGATGATTATGATAATCCTGACTGTTTTATTGCTGGAACACAAATACTAATGGCTGATAACTCAACTAAAAACATTGAAGATATAGTTGTGGGTGATTTAGTAAAAACTTATGACGTTGTTTCAAATCAGATTATATCTGAAGAAGTGGCATATGCTTACGATACTATTCATACTGGAGAAGATGATGATTACACTATTATAATTGAATTTGAAAATGGAATAAAAAATCATAACACATTTACAAATCCTTATTGGATAGTTGGAAAAGGTTATGCTTCTTACGATCCTATAGAAACATATAAAAAGTATGAACTAGAAGTAGAACAACTTTTGGTTGGAGATATAGGTTTAACATCCGAAGGTATTGAAACTAAAATTAAGTCCATAACTAAAGTAACAGACGAAATACACACTTACAATTTTCATGTAGTTAAAAACGAAAACTACTTTGCAAATAATATACTGGTTCATAATAAAAGAAATCAAGGTATAACTTCAACAGCAAAATTCTCAGCAATAACACAAGGTAGTACAAGTGCTTTAGATTCAGGTGATCAGATATATGGTGTAATATGCGAAGGTTTGGGTAGTAATAGTACTAATGCAATGACAATTGCAGGTGCTTACTTTACAGCATCAGCAGGACATAGTTCACAGGAAGATTATGGTATTATTACTCCACATAGAATTAGTGTAGGTGGTAAAACTACTACTTACAATAATGAATCAAATCCTGCTATTGTTTTTAATCATGGAGTAACCTCACGAGGATCTATATTTCATACAAATGGAGTTGGTAATGACACCGGAATATATTCAGATCAAGCCTACAAAATTCGAATATCTGTAGCCGGTACAAAAAGATTTCAAGTAGATAGTGCTGGTGTAGATGTTTTTGGTGCTCTAACTGCTACCGGTGATGTTACAGCATTTCACTCTTCCGATAAAAGGTTGAAAGAAAATATAGAGTTAATTAAAAATCCGATAGAAAAGGTTAAACAAATCAGAGGTGTGGAGTTTGATTGGAAAGAAGGAAATGAAGATATACATGAGTATGAAGGACATGATGTTGGTGTAATTGCACAAGACGTAGAAAAGGTAATGCCTGAAGTTGTAAAAGATAGAGAAGATGGTTACAAAGGAGTAAGGTATGAAAAGATGGTTGGTTTACTAATTGAAGGTATGAAAGAACAACAAAAACAAATAGAAGATTTAAAGTCTGAAATAAAGGAGTTAAAAAATGGCAGTTCCTAGTACTGGCCCATTATCTTTACTTGCAATCTCAAATGAAGTAACGGAAAATGATTATAATGACGGTGGCTCTGCTACAAACATATCATTATCAAATCTTTCTGATGGTACTGTAGCTACAATAAATGTAGTTAATGCTGAAGCAAATAGACCAGATGGAAGCACTCCACATGCTATGTCGGAATGGTATAGTTACGATCATGATAAAACAGGTGTTGGTTCTCCAAGTAATTTAAGATATGTTGCACCTTCAACTAGCACAATAAAATTTTACTATACTGAGGCTTCAAACTCTAATAGAACTTATGTAACACTTATAGATGTAAATGGTACTCAACACGCAACCACTACTGGTACCACATTAAACGTAAATGGTTTTGCTGGTAGTTATCCTGTCAAATATCAAAACGTAGATGGTTCAGGAGATAGTGACTTTACAGTTGGTGGTGGTAGTGATACTTTTCTTACTCCACCTATTACCCAAACTACTCTTTCTCTTGGAGCTAATCAAAACATACTAATAAAGATGTATGCTCAAGAAGACTCTGGCCCAGCAGGTAGTAATTCGGGTACTCTTAGAGGATACACTGCACCTGGTGTTCCAACATCACTATCTTCGTCTGTACTTCAAGATACTCCTGGTGTAAATGGTGAAGTTGGAGATGAACTTACCGGTAGATTTCATTGGACAGCACCAGGTGGTGGTGCTTCATCTTATAATATAAAGTATGGAACTAGCAATGATATAAATAATGCAGCCACTACCCTTACTGGTGTAACTGGCACATCACAAACATTTGATGATTTGAGTAACTTCAATAACAAGTATTGGTGGATACAAGCAGTTGGTACTAATGGTGATACCGGTTCATATAGTAGTACACAAAATTTTAATGGCGGACAAATATCTCACTTACCTGCAATTACTTCTTTTCCTTCTAATCCATCATTATCAGACCAAATTCCTGGATCTGGTCCAGTTTCGTTGGGAGATACTACTAGTGTACTACAGGCTGTTTATAACTATAACACACTTAACGATACCAGCGGTCAATATGATGTGGAGGTCTCAGTTAGTGGTAATAGTGGTAACGGTACTTTCAATTGGAATGCTAGTACAAGTACTAATCCAACACCAACTAATGTACAAGGAACAACTAATAGTTTAACTATAAGTGGAGCTTTTGGTGATACAATTTATTTGATATTTAAGTTTACTACTACTAGTGGTATGTCAGCTGGAAGTTACAACAGAACTGTTTTATTTCAAGTGGGTTCTGCTTATCGTATTATGACTGTTAACTGTACAGCTACCGCACCTCCATCACCTCCACCGCCACCACCGCCACCACCACCACCAAAAAATCCTCCGCCTCCATCACCAGGTGGTCGTTCTGATAGAAGACTTAAAACCAATATTGATAGAATTGGTTATAGTGATACGAACATTCCGATATATTTATTTAACTATAAGGAAGATTTAAACACAACTTATAAAGGTGTGATGGCACAAGATTTATTAGAGTTAGGATTTAACGATAGTGTAATATTAGAATCCGATGGATATTATAGTGTTGATTATGATTCAATAGATGTAGATATGGAAATAATTTGATAAAATAAAATTAAGGGATATTTATTATTATGGATAAACTTACAGAATTTTTAGTCAAACCATTTCTAACCGAAGGTGTTAGAGATCCAGGTATCTTCAAAGCTATATTTTTAGCAGGAGGACCTGGTAGCGGTAAATCATATGTTGCACAACAACTATTTGGTATACCCGAAAAGATAAATGTATCTAAAACAGGTTTGAAAATGGTAAACCAAGACACAGAACTTGAGATGTTACTAACAAAGTATTTCGGAACTGTTGATTTAGATAATATGCCTACTGATTTATTTAAACAACTTACAGACCCTAAGTACGATGATTATAGTGGATTGAGAGCATATGCAAAAAGTCTAAGTCAAGAAAGATTGAGATTGTATACAGAGGGTAGGTTAGGTGTTATAATTGACGGAACTGGACACAAATTTAAATCAGTTAAAGAGAAAAGAAAAAAATTAATGGATATGGGTTACGATACCTATATGGTATTTGTAAACACAAGTTTAGAAATTGCAATGAAGAGAAACGAAGAAAGACCTCGTGCACTACCTGCTGATATTGTTAGAAAGAGTTGGCAGGATGTTCAAAGTAACCTTGCATTTTTTCAAGGATTATTCGGTGCAAATAATTTTCTCATAGTTGATAATAACAAATTCTTATCTGCTAAACAGGCAGAGAAAAAATTTAAGATGTTAGTCAATCAAGGATTAACCAAGTTTTTAAAGAAACCACCCAAAAATAAAATTGCAAAAGATTGGATTAAAAAACAACAACATATCAAAAAGATAGATTTACCTGACTTGATGAAAAAAGTTAAGATGGCAGAAAGTATTAAGTTACCTGTAGAAATTGGTGATACTATTCTTATGGGTAGATTCAAAAATAAAAAGGTGGTTGTAAAGTCAATCGATTACAATGATAATGGAGATTTGTTAATCAATGGTAGACCAGCTTTAAAATTTAGAATTATGGAATCGGTAAATGAATCTGAAGTAAAGACAATATATAGTCTTCTTCAAAAGTATGGAAACTCTGAAAAAGATGCAAAAAATATGATTAGAAAAAATTATAAAAAAGTATCTAAAAAATTTAGAGGACAATCTGCTAGAGACAAAGCTATGGCGTTAATAGGAATTTCTCTTTTAGGTGAGAGTATGACAAAATCTCAGATTAAAAGTATGAGAGATAAATTCAAAAAAACAGGAGAGTTACCACCTCATTTGAAAAAGTTTGTAAAGGCCAAAAAAGAATTTGAGAAAAAGTTTAAGGTTAAGAATATTGTTGTACCTGGTTTAGAGTGGATGTCTGATTTAGATGAAAATAAAGAGTTATATAAAATGTATACACAGGCTATGAAGATGATGCCAGGTTCTCCTAAACAAAAAGAGCTTATAAAGAAAATTAGTTCTTTACGAAAAAAACTAAAGATGAATGAAGCACCAAGAAAACCTCGTAAAAAAGGACAACACAGACAATCATCAAGTCATTCAGATTTATATACAGATGAAAATCCAAAGGGTACGATACATGGATTGAAATTTGCTACTGTAAAAGATGCTCAAGCATCTGTCAGAAAGATAAAGAGTAGTAGTAGGTCACATGCTCATAAGATACAGGCTGCTGTTGCTATGGAACAAAGAGCTAGAGAGATGGGTAAGACTTCACAAGCTGCTGTCTATAGGGCTTACATCAATCAGATGAAAAAGAAAACCAAAAAGAAGAATGAGGAGTTTGGAGCACCTGCTGGTATGTTACCGTCACCAAGTCGTAAAGGTGTAAAGAAGATGAAAAAGAAAGGAGCTACATCCGTTCCTTATGGTAGTGGTTATAAAAAGATAAATGAAGGATTACCTACAAAAGTAACTGATAAAATAAAAAAACTAAAACACAAACCAAAAACTGATGTAGAAAAAGATTTTATGAAACATCATAGAAATTCTATGGGTGCTGATAGGATGGGTAGACTCTCAGAACCAGATACATATGATTGGGATGACGATTACAAAGAAAAGGGTGGATATCAAAAGGAAAAAGACAAAAATAAAAAAGGTTATGAACCCGTAGAAGAACAAAAAACAAAAATCAAAAAAACCATCGGAGTATTCGGTGGTAGATTTCAACCTTTTCATCCTGGTCATTTAGCAACATATAAATGGTTAGCATCAAAGGTTGACGAAGCATATATAACAACATCTAACATCAAACAACCACCAAGACATCCAATGGATTTCAAAGAAAAAGTAAGACATATGGTAAAGATGGGTATTCCAAAGAATAGAATTATACAAGAGAAAACACCTTATGTTGCTGTAAATCTTTTGAAAAAATTCAATTCTGATACAACAGCTGTAGTGTATGCATTTGGACAGAAGGATGCTGGTAGATTGAAAGGTGGTACTAAAAAAGATGGTAGTAAAACATACTACCAAGACTTCAATCAGAACAAAAATAATTTAGAAGGATATGAAACTCATGGTTACATATTAACTGCACCACAGCAGGGTAATCTTAGTGGTACAAAGATGAGAGATTTATTAGGAAACCCAAAGTATAGTGATGATGAAAGACAGAAGACATTTAAGAAGACATTTAAATATTTTGATAAAGGTATATACAATATGATGACAAATAAATTTAAAAAGTTATTTGAAACTATTGATATATCTGATGACTTGATTGGAGAATTTTTATTAGAATATAGTAATAGTGTAAAAGGTAATTTAGATGATGGTCCTTCAACCTATTATCAAACTTTAAACGCATATGAAAAAACATCTAAAGATTGGTTAGATAGTATTTACAAAAAAGAAGGGTGGAAGGTTGTTGATTACGCTGTTAGAAATAATATAATAAAACCTGAAGAAAATGTTGCTAAAGCTGTAGAAGACCATACTAGAAGAAAACCAGGACAAAAACATTACAATTCTGTACCACTTACTTATATGGATCATGGAACACAAGGTGGTTCTAATACGGCTGTAAATAAATATAAAAAACATTTGGATGACGTTGTAGGTCCATTAGGTTGGAAAGTAGTTGATTGGATGGGAACATCTGCGGCAATAGATAATATAATAGGTAGTGTATTTGCAGCCGGTGCAAATGCAGATATAGATACAAGTTTTTTAGATAGCTTAGATTTAGACAACATCGAATTTTTGGAAGAAAAAACATTTTCAAAAGAATGGTGGAAAAAAGAATTGATGTTGGAAGGGGGAGCATATGGACATTTAAATCATCCCTTTGATGATAAAAAATTAACGTTTTCAGATTTTAAGAAACTAATTATTAATACACTACAAGGTAAACTTGATAAAGAAGGACCGGTTACAGAAAAAACGGATGGACAGAATATAATGATAAGTTGGAAAAACGACAAACTTATCGCAGCAAGAAACAAAGGACACATCAAAAACTTTGGTGCTAATGCCTTAGATGCTAGTGGTATAAAAAATATGTTTTCCGGTAGAGGTGATATTGAAAAAGCATTTGTTACTGCTATGGATGATTTATCTAAAGCTTTAAAAGGTTTAAGTAAGAAACAAAAAGATAAAATATTTGGTGAAGGTAAAAGATTTATGTCTTTAGAAGTTATGTATCCTGCTACATCAAATGTAATACCTTATGATAAATCTTTACTACAGTTTCATGGAACTATAGAGTATGATGAATTCGGTTCTCCTATTGGAGAAAATAGAGAAAGTGCTAGAGTGTTGGCTGGTATGATAAAACAAATAAATCAAGACATACAAAAAACTTATACGATAACAAAACCATTTGTTGCTAATTTACCACAGGTAAAAGATTTTAGTAAGAGACAGAGTTACTTTTTAGGTAAACTCAAAAAATTACAAAGTGAATATCAGTTAAAAGATACAGATACTTTAGCTGATTATCATCAAGCTTATTGGATGGAGTATATTTATAATGGTGGAAAACAAACAGATTACAAACATCCTGATAATAGAATTTTGATGAAGTTAACTAAGAGATGGGCGTTCTTTGATAAGTCGTATAAGATACCACAAATAAGAAAAGATTTAGAAAAGTATCCAAAGTTTTTAGATTGGGTTTTAAGTACTGATAAAATGAATCATGCTAAACTACAAAAAGAACATATTAGAGATTGGGAAGTTCTCTTTTTTGAATTGGGTGCAGAGATATTAAAAAATATGAGTGACTTTATTGCAGCAAATCCATCTGAAGCAGCTCAAAAAATTAGAAAGGATTTGGTAGGTACAATAAACAAAGTTAAAAAGTCTAAAGACCCAAAAGTATTGAACACATTAAAAGTTCAGTTAGACAGACTAAAAGCCTTAGGTGGACTAGATGCAGTTGTTCCATCAGAAGGAATCACATTTGTTTATAAAGGTAAACTCTACAAATACACAGGAGCATTCGCACCAGCAAATCAAATTTTGGGTATGTTAAAATTCGTATAGGAGTAGGTTATGGGATATAGTAAAGAATCAGAAAGACAAAACAAAGTTTTAGGTGATTTATTATCTGGTAGAGAACCAGACAAAAGAGTTATGGTTGGCTATGAGGGTAAAGGAAAAGAAAAGGGTGATGTAATACCAAAGATGACTGAGCTAATGCAAGATGTTAGGATGCCTTTATTTTGTCCTTCTTGTAAGAAAGTAATGAAAAAGAGATTAGACGACAAAATGTGGAGACTCTATCAGCACTGTTTCGATTGTCAATTACAAATTGAACACAAACTTAGACTTGAAGGTAAGTATGAAGAGTGGGAAAAAGAAAAAGTTAAAGAAAATAAAATATCTTTTTTAAAGGAACAAATACAGGCAATAAAAGAATGGAAAGATATGAAAGCACCTGAGTGGTACAACAACGTTGGTGTTGCATATCCTGAATTAGAAAAAGAAACTTGGAATGTAGATACAGAAAAGATAAAGTCTATGGCTGATGAAGCATTAGAGAAATTTGAAGAAACACTTAATGAATTGGAGAATTAGTTATGAAACTTTGGAAAATAGTATTAGGAATCTTTGGACTAGTTGGTGGTTTGTTTGCTGCTAAACAGGTAAAAAGTAAAGAAGTTCAAAAACTTAAAAAAGTTATTGACGAAAACAAGAAAGAAGAAAAGAAAGTTGAAAAACAAATCAAAGAATTAGAAACTGCTAAAAAAGCTTCTAAAAGAGAAATTGGTAATATGAAGAGAAAACTTACCATTTCTAAAAAGAAAACCAAACAAATGGAAGAAGTTTATGAAAATGATGAAGTAGAATCAGCAGAAGATTTTCTTAGGAAGTTTGCAAAAAGTAAATGAGATTAGCTATGAAGATATTAAGATATTTTGTAATATGTTTTTTTGCTCTATCCTTAACCAAAGGTAACGGAGTAGAAATAAAAAAAGGTGGTGAAAAACCAACTACATTTACCTATGATGAGGCATTAGAGATGTTGAAAGCTCGTGATGCACAATGGGAAGGTAAATTAGCTAAAGCAGATTCCTTAATAGAATCTCAGAAAGTTACTATTGCTGATAGTGAAAGACTAATATTAGAATTGGAAGAATATTCTAAAGTAGAATCTGTTTTATCTGAGGCTAAAAGTAAACAAATTACTTTGTTGAAAGAGCGTGATAAAACCAATGAAGAACTTATAAAAACACTTCAACCAAAGTGGTATGAAAATCAATATCTTTGGTTAGGTATTGGATTTATTTTAGGAAAGATATAATGAAACCTGCTCCATTAAAAGAGGTAATCAAAAAAGAGTATGTAAAGTGTGCAAAAGATCCTGTTTACTTTTTAAAAAAGTATTGCGTAGTTCAGCATCCTATGAAGGGTAAAGTTCCCTTTCATCTTTGGGATTTTCAAGAAAAATCGTTACAAACTTTTGAAGACCATAGGTTTAATATTATACTAAAAGCTCGTCAGTTAGGTTTATCAACATTGACTGCTGGATATTCACTATGGATGATGACTTTTGGACAAGACAAAAACATATTAGTGATTGCAACTAAACAAGATACTGCAAAAAATTTAGTGACAAAAGTGAGAGTAATGCACGCCAATTTACCCTCTTGGTTGAAACAAAATTGTGTTGAGGATAATAAGTTATCTCTCAGATACAAAAATGGTTCACAAATTAAAGCGGTCTCAAGTGGAGAAGATTCCGGTCGTTCTGAGGCACTTTCATTATTAATATTGGATGAGGCCGCTTTCATTGATAAAATTGAACCCATATGGGCAGCTGCTTCACAGACTCTATCAACTGGTGGACAATGTATTGCACTATCCACTCCAAATGGTGTAGGTAATTGGTTTCACAAAACTTGGGTTGGTGCAGAAGACGGAAGTAATGATTGGAACTTTATAAGATTACATTGGAATTTACATCCTGAAAGAAATGATGAGTGGAGAAAAGAGCAAGACAAACTATTGGGTCCTTCATTAGCAGCTCAAGAATGTGATTGTGACTTTATTACTTCTGGTCAGACAGTTATTGATGGTATTATATTAGAAGAGTATAAAGAGACTCACGCTAATAATCCATTAGAGAAAAGAGGAGTTGATAGTAATTTTTGGGTATGGCAACCTGCTAATTATACAAAAGATTATATAGTATCTGCTGATGTTAGTAGAGGAGATGGTTCAGACTATTCTGCTTTTCACGTTATGGATATTGAAACTATGGAACAAGTAGCAGAGTATAAAGGTAAGTTATCAACAAAAGATTTTGGTAATATGTTGGTTAATGTTGCAGGTGAATATAATAATGCTTTACTTGTTATTGAAAATAATAACATCGGATGGGCTGCAATACAACAGGTAATTGATAGGGGATATGAAAACCTATTTTACACCAGTAAAGATTTACAATATGTAGATATAGAAAAACAAATAAATAATAGATACAGAACTCAAGATAGAAATATGGTGCCTGGCTTCTCTATGACAATGAAAACAAGACCTTTGGTAATTGCTAAACTAGAGGAATATTTCAGAGAAAAGTCAGTAATTGTTCGTTCAAATCGATTAATTGATGAACTTTTTGTATTTATATATAATAACAATAAAGCCGAAGCTATGCAGGGGTACAATGATGATTTAGTGATGAGTTTTGCTATATGTCTTTGGGTAAGGGATACTGCATTAAGATTAAAACAAGAAGGTATCGACTTACAGAAAAAAGCACTTAGTGGTTTAGCAACACAGATGTTACCTCAAACACCAACGGAAAAGAAAGACACTTGGGAAATGGAAGTGGGTCCGAATGGTGAAAAAGAAAGAATAGACTGGCTATTAGGATAAGGAATAAATTATGGCTGATACAACATTTTTAGGAAGATTAAAAAGATTATTTTCTACTAACGCTGTAGTTAGAAACGTTGGTGGTAGAAAGTTAAAAGTTGTAGACACAGGAAAGATACAATCAGTAGCTAAAAACAGTTTGGTTGATAGATACCAAAAACTATATTCGAACATGCAAAGTTACGGATATAATGAACTGCTACAAGTTCAACAACTTAGATTAGGTTTGTTTAGAGACTATGAATCTATGGATTCTGATGCGATTATTGCATCTGCATTAGATGTGTACTCTGATGAGTCTACTATGAAAAATGAATATGGTAAAGTTCTTTCTATCAACACAAGTAATGATAATATACACGATATATTACATAACCTTTTTTATGATATTATAAACATAGAGTTTAATCTTTGGCCGTGGATTCGTAATATGAATAAGTATGGTGATTTCTTTTTAAAATTAGAAGTAAATGAAAAGTATGGTGTGACAAATGTTATGCCTTTATCACCATATGATACCGCTAGATATGAAGGACATGATCCTGAAAATCCAAATCTAGTTCAGTTCGAATACATTCCGCAGTCAGCTGGTGGAAGTCATGGTGCACGACATACTAAACGAGATAAAGAAATCACTATGTTCGAAAATTACGAAATAGCACATTTTAGATTACTATCAGATTCTAATTATGTTCCTTATGGTCGTTCTATATTAGAAGGTGGTAGAAAGGTATGGAAACAAATGAGTCTTATGGAAGATGCTATGTTAATACATCGTATAATGAGAGCACCAGAAAAAAGAATATTCAAATTAGATATTGGTAACATACCACCAGCAGAAGTTGATAACTTTATGCAACAGGCTATGAACAAAATGAAGAAGGCACCTGTAATGGATGAGAAGACTGGTGAGTACAATCTTAGATACAACATACAGAATCTAACAGAAGATTTCTTTTTACCTGTTCGTGGTGGGGATAGTGGAACAAATATAGATACCTTACAAGGACTTACTTACGAAGCAGTTGATGATATTGAGTATCTCAAAAATAAATTGTTGGCTTCATTACATGTACCTAAAGCATTTTTAGGATATGAAGAGGGGTTAGGTTCTAAAGCTACATTGGCAGCAGAGGATGTAAGATTTGCTAGAACAATTGAAAGGATACAAAGAATTGTAACAAGTGAGTTATCAAAAATAGCTGTAGTTCATTTGTATGCACAAGGGTTTAGAGACCAAGACTTAGTTAACTTCGAATTAAACCTAACGAATCCATCAACAATATATGAGCAAGAAAAGATAGAATTGTGGAACAATAAAACATCTCTTGCAGATTCTATGTTAAGAGATGGACTGGTATCATCAGAATGGGTTTATAAAAATGTATTCAAGTTCTCAGACGAAGAGATAAAAGAAATGGATGAACAAATAGTATTTGACTATAAGACTAAATTCAGAAGACAACAGATTGAGGCTGAAGGTAATGACCCTGCAAAAAGTGGACAATCACAAGGTACACCATCTGATTTAGCTATGGGAAGAAGTGGTCATGAACTAGATGATGAGGGTGGTTCACCTGAAGGTGGTTTTGAAGGTGCCGGAAGACCTAAAGAAGCAAATAAGTATAGTAAAGATAGTGGTGCTAGGGGTAGAGATCCGTTAGGAGCACATGATATGAATAAAGCTTACAGTACACAATCATTATCAAAATATGAAAATGTACTAAAACATTTAGGAAGTACAGGAAAATCATTATTAAGTGAGAGTAGTGAGGTTGAAGAGGAGTATAAATCTGAAGTAAACTCTCTTATTACTAATAAAAATTGATAACACTTATATTTATATATGAAGTACTATACAAAAACGATTGGAGTTCGTAAATGAGTAATAAAATAAAGCACTCAAAAATAAAGAATACTGCTATTCTTTTTGAGCTATTGACAAGACAAATCACAGTTGATGTACTCAATGATAAAGAGGGAGAAGCTGTAAGTATGTTAAAGAAATATTTTTCACCAAAATCTCAACTTGGTAAAGAATATGAACTATATAAAATTTTAAATACCGAAAAGTACAGTAGTGATAGTAAAGCTAATCACCTTATAGAAGCCGTTGTAAAGGCATACAAAGGTATTAATAAAAAACAATTAAGAAACGAAAAGTATAATCTTGTAAAAGAAATTAAAAATAGCTACGATGTAAATGACTTTTTTAATGCAAGAATTCCAAATTACAAAGTATATGCTTCAATATACAAACTATTTGAGTCAGTTTACACACAAGACCCTAAAGAAGAAACCGAAAGTAGGTTTACCATTATAGAAAATATTACTAAAAAGTCAACTTCTACAAAGAAGAAAGACAAAAAAGTTTTAGAAAACTATAAAAAGCAAGAAAAAGACTTGAGATTACTTACTTATACAGTTTTAGTTGAAAAATTCAATAAAAAGTATAAGAAACTAACTGAAAGTCAACGAGATTTGCTAAGAAAGTATATCTATAACATATCTAACACCAACTCTTTGAAAGAGTTTATTGAAAAAGAATCTATTCAAATCAAAAAACAACTCCAATCGTTTTTGCCTAAAATAGACGATAAGGTTACTAAGATAAAATTAACAGAAGCTATCAATCAAATAGGTAATCTTTTGAAAGGTAGAATAGTTGAGGATAATCAGGTAGTAGCTTTAATGAGATATTATCAATTAGTTAGGGAGCTTAAGGATGTCTCTAAGTAAACTCAAAGAATACATAAGAGAAATTATAAAAGACGAACTAGAAGAAGCGTCTAC